CTGGCTATTCGTCACCTATCACGGCCTTAGTTGCTGGTACATACATCAAAATTGAAAACACCACTGGTGTGGGTACGCCACGCATTATTTGGGTTGGTTTCGTTTCTGATGTTACGGCGCAGTATGGCATTCCGTTTGTTGGTGGCGTAGGTCAGGCTGACTATTTGACAATAAGCATCGAAGGTGGTTTTGCTCGTTTTGGCCGTATGCAGGGCAACAACTACGCAATGGCAGCTGACACGGTTGCTAACCAATTGACTGCTGCAAACACACAGACAGGGCTGACGCTTTCGTGGACTGGCACTACTGGTTCACCAGCGATGGCTGCAACAACGGTTAGTGGCACTTGGGGCGATTGGGTGGCAAGAGTGTGCCAGACCACCAATGCACGCATCAGGGAGTTTGGTAACGCCACAACGCTCGTGAGTCCGTTCAACTCAAATGTCAGCACAATCAACTTTTCCGATGTGGCTAACAACTCAACTAATCAGGTGTACAACCAGATCAACTTTGACAGCCTGGCTGACAACTTCTATACGCAGGTGACGGTTACACCTGAATCTTTTGGAGCTGCGACTGTCACGAAGTCGGGCGCTGCTGTTCCGTATCGGGCGTATCAAACAAACACGCTCAATGCGAGCACAAGTCAGGCCACTGATTACGGCAACTATTTGCTGGGTAACTACGGCACTGCGCGTTTCGCTATTAGTTCTTTTACTTGTTCTGCCGAGGCTCAGTCATCGTTTCAGTTAGACAGCATTGGTGCTTCTAGTTCAATTATTTTGTCAGCTGGTACACAGGTTGGTGTGACTTTCCGTGGCACTACTTACCAGTGTTTGATTGAAGGTGTGAGTGTGACTGCTACCCCTGCCGGTGCTTTATACACTTATTTTGTGTCGGGTGCTGATTTGAACGCTTACTTGTTACTCAATAACACGACTTTCGGCACGCTCGATAACAACAAGTTAGGATACTAAACATGGCTATAAAGACTTTTACTACTGGTGAGGTGCTCACAGCGAGCGACACAAACACCTACTTGGCCAACTCTGGGCTGGTGTTTGTCAAGTCACAAACCATCACAGGTACGCCAAGCGCCGAAACCGTCACCAGTGCTTTCAGCAGTACCTACGACAATTACCGAATTGTCTACAACAGCATTGCCACTACAGGTTTGAATGCTTTGCTTCTAACTTTCAACGGTTCAACTGGAAGCACCTATAACGACGCAGGCAGTTTTATTGTGTCTGGTGGTGGTCAAACCATTGAGGCAAACCTTGCAAGAACAAACATAAGAGTAGGCATTGTAGAAACGTCAGTTTCTATTTCTGGTTGGTTTGATTGTTTTGCACCAAACTTGAACGGCAGAACTTGGGTCAATGGTGGTTCTATGGGTTCATCGTATTTCAACTGGCGACAAGGCGTGGACACTAACACGGCGCAACACACTGCTTTTACTTTGACAGCAGCAGCAGGCACTATGGCTGCTGGCACTATTACCGTTTATGGATACCGAAAGCAATAGCAATGAGCAAACCACTTATCCAAATAGATGATGAAGTCCGTGAAATGACTGATGAGGAATACGCCTACTACCTTGAATTGATAAAAGATGAAACGCCTAGCCCTTATTAGTCTGCTCTCCATCACCCTCACAGCCTGTGCAGACCGTACAAGAGTGAACTGCGAACGCATCAAAAACAAAGCCCCCGAAACCATCGGAACACAAACACAAATAGGAGGAGGACGCTGTGCGTAAAGAAAGAATGACAAACGAAGAAATCAAAGCACGCATAATCCTGTTTGTTGCAGCTGGACTCACACTCTCATTTGTCATGGCCATCGCCTCACTCATCTACGGCCTGCTGTTCGTCACTCAACCACTCGACCAAGCACCTAACGATGCTGAAGCATGGGCAGTGCTTTCACCAATGCTTATGACCCTCGCCGGTGGCCTTATTGGTGTACTTGCAGGCAACGGCCTCAAAGACAAACCGAAAGACCCACCAGCACCATGACACGCAAATACCCCTACTATCCAGTGACCGAACCAGGCAAAAGCAAACTGCCAGGCACCGAGAAGTTTATGGATCTATGCCTACGGCGCTACCCATCATTTACCAATCTGGGCACCTGGGTAGTGCGCAACATGCGAGGCAAAAAAACCCTAAGCGTGCACTCGCTCGGAGTTGCAGGTGATGTTGGCTATCCACCGACACGCGCAGGCCGTGCAGACGCTAAAGAGCTGTGGGATTGGCTTATTGAACACTCCGAAGCGCTAGGCCTTGTAGAGCTGCATGATTACAAATACGGCGAGTTTGGCCGTGGCTATCGCTGTTCTAGGGGCGAAGGCACCAAAGGCGTAAAGGTCTATGCCAACGCTGAGGAAAGCGCCGGTACAGGTGGTTGCTGGTTGCACTACGAGCTCGAGATGGACATGGCCAAAGACGCTAAAGCCCTCGAGGCAGCGTGGCGAGCCTTGCCAAAACCAGCCAAACCGTAGGTATCCACCAATAGCAATTTGTTTTTGCTATGGTGACAAAACCAACTACAAGAGGGAGCACCGACATGCTTTTTGATGATTTACCGTTATTCCGTGATTGCGACCCAATTACGAGCAAAAAAGGTGGCAAGGCCGTAGCGCCACGCAGAGCCTCTCAGGCAATGCTTTTGCTGTCTTACTACCAATACAACGCAATGACCGATGAACAGGCTGGTATGGCCTCTGGACTGGCTCTCAAGCCACGCTGTTGCTATTGGAAGCGCTGCAGTGAACTAAGGGCACTTGGCTACATACGAGACACAGGCGAAACACGCATCTCAACAGCAGGCTCAGCCATGATGGTCTGCGAAATTACCCATTTGGGCAAGATGGCACTGTTATGAGCACAGACGCTATTTTCTGGTGGTCTAGCCTATTTGGCTTTGCCTGTGGCGTAGGCATGACCTGTGCCCTACTTGCCTGGTGGAACCACCGGTGAGCGAAAAGCCAAAGGTCTACACCTACATACCGTTAGTATCGGCTAACAGGAAATTACTAGTACAGGTGTTTATAGACCCTGAAACAAATCTGATCGTGCAGGCCCAAGTGGCCACCAGGTATGAAACTTGGGGTGCGTGGGGATTGCCTACCGAGGTTTTTGAGGATTGATCAAAAGAATTATGGCTACAGCTTTACTCTCGACAGCTCTAATGGTGACACCAGTTCACGCGCAAGAGGAATGGAACCACCCGATGCCTAAGCAGTGGTACATCAAACTCGCCCAGTGCGAGACGGGCAATAATGTGCAGCATCGCACACGCTCGTATGTTTCTGCTTTTGGCATTTACCGTGGCACCTGGGACAACTGGAACCACACACCAGCCAGCCGAGCCCACCTGCTCACATTTGCCCAGCAGGCTCGAGCTGTAGATCGGATTGCCTACAAAGGCCACACCGAGGGTGGGCGCTATCGCTGGCCTGTAGGGCTGTATGGCTGGGGTGCTATAAAGAACAACTGCAACGGCCTAAATGATGACCTCTGCAAATCTAACCACCCATCTGTTATAAAAATAAGACGCTGTAAGCGTTAGAAAAGGAACACCCGACATGGACATTGAGGAAGCATTTGCAATAATGCACCCATCGCTAAATCTGAAACAGATGCAGCACCACGAAAAATGCAACCACGGCCTGAGCACCTGGTTTCCCAAGATGGATTGCAGACAGTGCGAACTGCTTGAAATCATTGATGTTTTGCAAGCCCAGGCTCGTGCTTTGAGCACAGAAATTGCTCGTCTGGAAAGGGTGTATGCCGGTGGCCTTTAACCTTGACGATTACGAACCAGTAGCCCACAGGCTTGACCGATGGCTCAAAGATTGCCATGTGCGAGGCGTACAACCTCGAGTGCTCACCGATCTAGTGCATTACCTACAAAACTCAGCTGTCTTTAGCGCGTCACTCTTTGAGGGCGATGTTTTGATTGCTACAGGTTGGGCTGAGGAAATTAGAGGCGAGGGGCACATCAACAAAACCAGCCATCTCGAGAACTGTGAAACAGGCGCTGTGGGCAGGGCACTGGCTAACGCTGGGTATGCAGGTTCAGACCTCAACAAACGACCCTCACGCGAGGAGATGAGCAAGGTGCAGCGCATCACGACCACCAGCTCTGATGGTGTCACTACTGAGCGACCTGCGAACGCCCCTAGCGATAAGCAAGTGTGGCTGTATAAGAAACTGCTCAAGGAGGCAGGCAAGTTGCCACCATTAGACCTGGCATCTTGGGACAAGTTCAAAATCAGCAAGGCCATTGAAGCCCTCAAGAATAATGAGCCTGAGGAAATCCCACTGCCCGAGGAGGAGCCATTTTGAGCGACAACGGCACTTTGCGTGATCACCTAGCAGATGTAATCAATGAACGCAACGAACTACTGCGTAAGGTCGAGTCTTTACAGGCAATGCTCTATAAAGAGTCAATAAAAGTGGGGCTAATGCAAACACGCATTGACGAACTAACAACCCAACTTGCAGCGCTTTGGAAGGTCGATAATGACTGAGTTTCTAGGCCTTGTAATCATGGTGTTCAGCGTGTTTATGACAGGGCTACTACTAGGTCAGGCAAGCAAGAAATGATGCCCTACGGCCTAAACGGTGCCTGGCATTACCCAGATTGCACAGCCACAACAAACTATGACCCTGAATGCGACTGTATAGGCAACATGGTTACGCAGCTCAGCATTCTGTCTGAGGAATGCAAAAGGCTCATGGCAATCAACCGACAACTCGTAAAGCAGCTAAACAATGCCACCCATGACTGAAGCCTCAGAAGCCATCTTTCAAGACCAGGTGATACGCATAGCCAAAATGCAAGGCTGGCTCATCTTTCACGCGTCACCCAAAATGGTTAGGCCTGGTGTATGGCGTTCTGATGGCCGTGGCTTCCCCGATCTAGTTCTTGTGCACAAAACTCGAGGCCTAATCTTTGCAGAACTAAAAACAGACCTGGGCAGGCTCAGTGAGCACCAGCTTGATTGGGGCGAGGCAATCGTTACTGCCGGTGGTGAATACCATCTATGGCGACCACAGAACCTGCAAGCCATAGCAGAACGCTTAGGGCCACAGTGACACTCACAGTAGGTTCACTGTTCTCAGGCATCGGTGGTTTAGATTTAGGGTTAGAGCGTGCAGGAATGCAAGTTATTTGGCAATCAGAAATAGACCCTTACGCTTGCAAGGTACTTAGCAAGCACTGGCCCGAGGTGGTCAATCATGGCGACATCAAAGAAATCAACTGGGAAGAAATTGAAAGACCGAATGTCATCTGTGGGGGCTACCCCTGTCAGCCTTTTAGTACGGCTGGCAAACGGCGAGGAGAAGAAGATCCGAGACACTTGTGGCCTTGGGTTAGAGAAGCCATTAGCAGATTACGACCTGACTACGCAATCTTGGAAAATGTTCGGGGACATCTCTCTATGGGGGGATTGTCGGTTGTTGCTGAACTTGCCTCCATCGGGTATGACTGTGAGTGGCGTGTTGTATCTGCAGCCAGCGTGGGTGCCAATCACAGGCGAGACAGAATTATTATCGTGGCCTACCCCCAGAGCCAATACGGCAATGTCGGCGACAATCACACCAGAGACAGCGCACAATCCGAAACGCTTTCCGAACTTAGAAACAGTGGTGGGACAAAGAATGTGGCCTACCCCAACAGCCGTAACGCGCCCAATGGAAGGCAATGTGAGAATGTTCAGAGCCAAAATCCAATTGGGAGAGATGACCGAACAGGAAGCCGAAGCGATATTGGGCAAATCAGTGTGGGATGCTCAGGGCAAGATCCCAGCCTCGTGGCCTACCCCGACAGCATCGGATCACATCGAGAGGAAATCAACACAACAAACACCGGGGAGCATGCACAGTGTGAGCCTTCCAGATGCTGTGAGGATGTGGCCGACACCGAGAGTGGCTGGGAGTGGCGAGGACATAGCCAAGATACAGGAACGATTTCGCCAGGGTTTGAAATACAACGCGAGGTTGGAAGAAGCAGTGGCTCAGTATCCGACAATGAGTGCATTGGGAATGGGCAACACAGGGTCACGCCAGAAACTGCAGAAACTGGTGGACGATGGGTCTTTGACGGACGCAGAGAAGAGGGGTATGACGGCTGGCAATGGTGGAAAATTGAACCCGATGTGGGTCGAGTGGCTCATGGGGTTCCCTCTCGGGTGGACAGACTTAGAGGACTCGGAAACGCTGTAGTGCCACAAGTAGCAGAAGTAATTGGGCGCTTAGTAATTGAGCACGCTAATGCTTGAGCTCTGGTATGGCGTGCTATTCTGCCTCGGCATTGCAGCAATCCTTAGATTACGCAAACCCTAAACAACTGAATACGCTCACGGCCACATACGGATTTGCACTGTGTTGGCATAACACTCGGGAACGAGGGTAGAGCAGTGCGCCCAACCACTTGTGATGACTTACTTGAATGGCTGTTGGGGTTAGCCACTGTGCAGAGTACGAACTACATAAACGCGAATGGCTGACCGTCCTACACAAACCACCTGCCACAGTTACATACTGAAAGTGGGGGCTGGCACAAACCACACAACCCTTAGTTGTAACCTGACAGCAAGCCCCCCTGGGGGGGCGCGCTAGTAGGGGGCAACCCACCACCGACAAGGACACACATGGCAGGCAACAGAAAAACCACAGCACAATACAGAGCCAACAGAGCAGCACTCCTAGAAGGACACCCAGACTGCCACTGGTGCGGCAAACCCTGGGACAAAACATTCCAAGCAGACCACCTACTCGAACACGATGCCGGTGGAGATGACAGCCTCAGCAACCTCGTACCCTCATGCCCCACATGCAACGCCAAACGAGGAGCCATCTATGTCAATCGCAAAACAGCACAACGCCAACAAACACGCAACCAAGCCCTCAACGCCAAACCCCACAACGGCGAAAACACCCAAAACCCAATTTTTTTGGGAGAACAATCAACCCCGAGCAAGCGTTTAGGCCAGATATCCCCGAAGGAAAGCGAACTGGCGACAACTGGCGCGAACCAGCCAGGGCCTGCAGGGATTGGTCGGACTGAGCCCAGATTGGAAACTGCTCGAAAAGGGTTTTCTCTCTACGCAGATTTGGTTGCCGAGTTTGCTAGCAAGTACATGAAGGTCGAGCTCATGGATTGGCAGCTCTACGCCATCGATGGTGTCTTTGAGGCTGAGCCTGATACCGGTGATCTAATCAATCGTGCAGCGCTTATTTCTGTGGCGCGTCAGAACGGTAAAACGGTTTTAGGTCAGGCGTGTATTGGGGCGTGGCTTACTTCTATTGCTAAGTTGCGTGGCAAGCCACAGACTGTAGTGAACTCAGCGCATGAGTTGTCTCTTGCTGTTCGTCAGTTTGAGGTGGTGGCTCCTATTTTGCAGGAGTATTTTGGGGCCACATTGAAGCGTGCTTATGGCCGTAACACTTGCGACATGCCTGATGGTTCACGCTGGCTGGTCAAGGCTGCAACACCATCGGCTGGTATGGGCCTCAGCGCAGATTTTATTTGGGTGGACGAGGTGTATGCAGTTGAGGACAATGTGCTCGCCCATTCGCTACGGCCAACGATGAAGGCACGCAACATGCGTACAGCTGGTGGTTCACCGATCATGTTGATGACTTCGACTGCCGGTACTGAGGCTTCGGTTGCAATGTTGCGCTACCGAGAACAAGGCCTACAACTCATTGATGATAAGCGCCAGGGGCAGTTTTATTTTGCTGAGTGGTCTCCACCCCCAGGTGTTGATGTTATGGATACACGCTGGTGGGGCTGGGCTAACCCAGCGCTCGGTGTCACCCTCGAGTTGGAGTCTTTACTTGCCGATGCTGAACACCCAGACCGATCAAGTTTCTTGCGTGGCTCTCTCAACCAGTTCGTCAATGCCGATGCATGCTGGTTGCAACCTGGCGAATGGGAGCAATGCCTCTCTGATATCCCTGGGCCCGAGGGAGGCTGGATAGCCGTGGACACAAGTATTGATGGCTCAAGATATTCTGCTGTTCGCGCTGCCGTAGATGATGTAGGCGTTGCTCATATCACGGTGGAGTTTGTAGTTGGCTCTTTGCCTGAAATGCAGCAGGCTCTGCTGAAGGCCTGTGAAAATCCCTCAATCATGTTGGCTGTTACACCACCATTAGAAAACCATGTGCCACTCTCTTTAGAAAGGCGTAAAAAGGTAGTGGGCTATGGCGAATTGATGCGCTACACATCACTGGTTAAGGGCATGATTAACGATGGCAGACTTGTGCATCAGGGCCAGCAAAATCTTGCTGAACAGATGAACAGGGCAGTAGCAGTTACTCAGCAAAACTCACTTGTGATTAGCAGTAAGCGTTCACCTGGCCCTGTCGAGTTAGCGCGCCTCACCATTTTTGCAGCTGCACTTGCCTCTCGACCAAAACAAGGTGGTAAGCCAATGCTCGTTGTGGTAAATCGCTAAGATTACCGATGGCGCTGCTCTGGGCTTTCTGTCGGGAATTGCCTGGGGCAGTGCCACCCCCCACTAGAAAAATGTGAGATAATCCCAACATGGCGCTATTCAACCGAGTAAATAAAGCAGCAATCTCACCTGCACCGGTAAAGGCTGCAGCCTCTGGTGGATACTCGCCTAACTCTGCAGGCGTGAACCTGATTGGCCAGTACTACACCTACATTGAAGGCCCAGCACGCAACCGTGCTATGAGCGTGGCAACCATTTCACGCGCACGCGATCTTATGGCTTCGGTCATTTCTTGTATGCCTCTCAAGATGTATAACGAAATGTGGAACGGTGATGAAATGGAGCAAGTAAACATTGCCCCACGCACTTGGCTTCGCCAACCTGACCCGAGCGTGACCTACCCATTCCTCATGGCGTGGACATTTGACGATTTGTTTTTTTATGGCCGTGCCTTTTGGTACATCACAGCACGCACCCAAGACGGATACCCAACAGCCTTTACACGCCTACCGGCAGGCTCTGTTACCACCCAAGACCAGGCAGGGCCAGTGTGGTTTGCGCCATCAAAAGAAGTTTATTTTCAAGGCAACATGATTGACCCTAAAGACCTAGTGCAATTCTTGAGCCCCATTCAAGGCATTGTGTACATGTCTGAGCAGACCGTGGCCACAGCAATCAAGCTTGAGGCTGCACGCTATCGAAATGCAGAATCGTCAATACCTGCTGGTGTTTTGAAGCAAACAGGTGGTGAGCCTTTGAGCGCCACCGAGCTTGCTGATCTAGCATCAGCGTTCAACGCTGCACGCGCCACCAATCAGACAGCTGCGCTCAACGAGTTTTTGAGCTACACCGAAACAACAGCAACCCCCGACAAAATGCTCCTGATTGATGCAGCCAACTACCAAGCGCTTGAGTGTGCACGCCTCACAAATGTGCCCCCCTATTTGGTAGGCGTAAGCACAGGCTCCTACTCGTACCAATCCTCAGAGCAGGCCAGAGCAGACCTTTACATTTTTGGCGTGAAGGCCTACGCCGATTGCATTGCAGCAACATTGAGCCAAAACAATGTTTTGCCTCGAGGAACTTATGTAAAGTTTGATACAGATGAGTACCTCGTTGAGAATTACGCAGCAGACAAAATGGACAGCCCCGACATGCCCCAAGAAAACACACAAGAGGAATTAGCATGATCAGGTTCAACGCCACAGCAATAAGCATCGATGCAGCAGCAGCCGATGGCACCCCACGCAGAACCATCACCGGTATTGCAGCGCCATACAATGTGGTAGCCACAGTCAATGATGGCACCGAGGTTATGTTTGCCCCTGGCTCACTACCTGTCGATGGCAAAAACCCAAAACTGTACATGTACCACGACAGCACCCAGGCCATTGGCATTGTCACGGCACGCGAGGACACCCCAGATGGCATGCTGTTTACAGCAAAAATCAGCACTACAGCGTTAGGTGATGAGGCCCTTGTTTTAGCAGCCGATGGCGTGCTCGACTCAGTGAGCGTTGGAGTAAATCCAACCGAGTTTGAGATTGACCAAAACGGCGTAATGATCGTAACTGCAGCAAACTGGTTAGAGCTCTCATTAGTGCCACAGCCAGCCTTTGCAGGTGCTACCATCACAGATGTAGCAGCGAGTATCCCCACATCAGATGAGGAAATGAGCGATAATACAAATGAGGAAGCCGACACTCCTGAACCCCTAGAGCCACAGGAGAACCCAGTGTCAGAAACACCAGCCCCAGAAGTAATCGAAGCATCTACAGTTTTTGCTCAGCCTAAGCGCAATTTTGTTATGCCAACTCCAGCCGAGTACCTTGCAGCAATGCACGCAGGTGGAGATACTTTCCACAATGTAAACGCTGCATACAAAGACGCAGTACGCAACCAGCAGACAGCGCTTCAAGCAGCTGCAGGAGATGTGCTTACTACCGATACACCTGGTCTTTTGCCAGTGCCGGTACTTGGGCCATTGTTCCAAGACCTTAACTTTGTACGGCCAGTTGTTTCAGCCTTTGGTGCACGCGCCATGCCAAACACGCCAAGCAAGACTTTCATTCGCCCAACGATTACTACGCACACCAGCGCAGCAACACAGACGGAAGGCTCTGCAGCATCAGCCACCACAATGGTGATTGCTTCTAACACTGTTACAAAAACGACAGTTGCTGGCCAAGTCACTTTGTCAGTACAAGACATTGACTTTACTGATCCTGCAGCATTGAACCTTGTGCTGAATGACCTTGCAGGTGAATACCTGATTGCAACAGACAACATTGCAGCAGACAACTTGGTTGCTGGTAAAACAGCATCAGGCTCAACATGGACTGTCACAGCAAACGACCCAACTTCACTGATTAACGCTTTGTATGACGCAGCGCGCGAAATCACCGAGGACAGCAACTACTTCCCAACTCACTTGTGCGTGTCACCAGATGTATGGGAAAAGTTGGGCGCTCAGCTTGACGGCTCGAAGCGTCCAATCTTGGGTTACACCACAAACGGTGTTATCGGTCAAAACAGCATTGGTCGCGTAGGTGGCCTTGCGTACACCGGCATGGATGTCATGGGTCTTCAACTTGTTGTCGATAACAACTTCGCTTCAGGCACCATGCTTGTTGTTTACGCACCAGGCTTTGAAATCTACGAACAGCAGCGTGGCCTCATGTCAGTAGAAGTACCAAGCACATTGGGACGCACATTCTCCTACTACGGTTACTTTGCTACTTTCGTAGCCAAGTCAAGCTTCATCCAGGGCATCGTAATCGCCTAACCCGAAAGGCGATAGCCAATCATGGCTACATACTCAGTCATCTTTCATCAGCGTTTAGATAATTACGCTGTTGTACAAACACTTGAGGCAACCGACATTGCCATTGGTGAAAGCATCACCCTCACTGGTTTAGGGCACGGCCTCAACGGCACACACACTGTTTACGCATTGCCTCAGTACCTGTACACAGGCACAGACTCTGAAGGTGATCTGCTACTCAACCCTGATGAGCCGATACCTAACCAGGTTATGTTTTATGACGCTGACGATGATTTAGAACGCTCTGCAGCAATCCCACCAGGCACACTCACCTATACGCAAACCTGCACTTGGGTGACCAGTGCAAATGTTCAATTATGGCTCGGACTGCCCAGCCCACTCAGCGCCGATGAGACAACCTTTTTGGCACAGTGCGTTTCTGCCGGTAACCAGGTTGCCTATAGGCGTAGACAAGAGGCAGGCTATTTTGACAGCCTCAGCACCAGCCCATCTGGCGATTGCACGCTCGGCACAATAATGCTGTGTGGCGCGTATTTCCGTCAGCGTGGCAGTATCGATCAGTTTGCAAGCTTTGACTCAATGGGCCAAGCAATCACCACCAATGCCTTTACACCGATGGTGAAACAGTTGCTAGGTATTGATAGGCCTGCTGTTGCGTAATGGCTTATACAGACCTGTTCAATGAGGCTATAGACGACCTAGCCACCACCCTGGCCACGATTAGTGGCTTGCGAGTAGTGACAGACCCTCGCAACCTCAACAGCAACTGCTGTTTCATTGATGCACCTACCTTTCAAGCGTTCAATAACAAAATCGTCACTATGACTTTTCCTGTGCGCGTCATCGGCATCGGCCCAGGCAACCTAGATACCCTCAGGCCATTGCTCGCAATCGCAGCTGCACTACTTGACAAGAATGTTGCAGTGACCGATGGCAGGCCAGGGCTAGCCAGTATCGGTGGGCAAGAGTTCCCTGCCTACGATCTACAAATATCCCTGCAGGCTGCATACCTATAATGCTCACCTGCCCTAGTAAAATCTGACATAATAAAAGCATCACTGGTGGCCGACAACACCTAACACCAAAGGACTGAAAATGGCCACCAGCACTACCACCTATCTCACCAATCCAACAGTGACCCTCAACCCTGCTACAGGTGGCTCCGTTGTTGATCTAACAACGCTCTGCTCATCTGCCACACTTACTGTGGGCTATGACTCGCTTGAGTCGACCAGCTTTGGCGATGCAGGCCATGTCTTTGTAAAAGGCTTGCAGGCCGTAGAGGTCACTCTCACGCTTTACGCTGCATACGGTGCATCATCTGTTGAGGCAACCCTTTTTGCTGCAGTTGGTTCAGGAACTTCAACACTTGTTATTTCGCCTGCTGGCGCGACAGAGTCTGCCAGTAATCCGGAGTATACGATTTCCTCGGCCATGCTTTCCTCGTTTACACCGATTACAGGATCCTATGGAGAGCTCAGTATGATCGAAGCGACCTGGACAGGGGGCACTTTTGCCCGCGACATTACTTCGCCCTAAACCCTAAATAGAAAGCAGACCCGACATGCAATTAACCATGCTCGTAAACATCGGCTCGGGTGACTACACAGTTACCACGAACCTCTACACAATCGTTATGTGGGAGCGCAAATACAAGCGCAAAATCAGCCAGATACAAGATGGTGGCCTCGGTATTGAGGACCTGGCATACATGGCTCACGAAGCAAGCAAACAGCAAGGTGCAGTGACTGTGCCTCTAATGCTTGACGACTTCATAAAGCAGCTTGTCAATCTTGAGGTGATCGAGCAACCAGACGCAAACCCTACCGAGGTGGCACCTACCGACATTCCCTAGCAACACTGTTAGTCGAGTGTGGCTGGTGGCCACCACAAATAGAGTTTGATGTACCCGACCTGAACACCTGCATTAGTATTATCAATGAGCAGAGGAAAAAGGCCAAATGAGCGTTACAGCAAGCACCGAGATTTACGGCCTAAAGGCAGCGCTGGCTGAACTGCAAAAAATTGACAGCAAAACCAAGTTCAAAGCTGTAAACCAGATCAAAGCTAGTGGCGCTGAGATGGTGAGTCGCGTGGCTCAGACTTACCCTGGCGTGCCTCCATTGTCGGGCATGGGGCCATCTAAGAAGGGCAC